GGGTTTGCGGGATAAGCAGAATATTCTTCACAATTTGGATTGTTAGGGTCTAACTGATTATGTTCAGGATACATACATGCCGATGACGAGTAAAATACTTTTTTAACTCCTTGTTCGACACATTCTTTAGCAACATTTAAGTTAATCATCGCCGAGTTATGCATAACATCCGCATCGTGTTCTCCTGTAAAAATATATCCTGCACCACCCATATCTGCTGCAAGTTGATAAACTTCGTCAAACGAAGTTACTTCGGAATAAGGTTGTTTGAGATATGAAAATGGTATAATTTTATTTTCGTAAGTTTCTACTCTAATAACTGCTTCCACATTTTTTGGGTCACGTAAATCGTAAGTTAAAAATTCATTACACATTTCTTCAGGTGTAAAATATTCGTGACTTTTTATGTCGACTACTCTTACGTAGTTACCTTCATCTTTTAATTTTTTTGCCAAGTGACCACCTATAAATCCGCCGCCACCAAGAATTAATATTTTTTTCATAATTAATATTCTACGTATTCTTTAACTTCTCTAATTTCAGAAGAAGTTCTTTCGTTTATTTCATTTTTTAATTTGAATCTTTTATCATTTGTGTGATATACATTTCTTGAAAGTTCAATAAACTTTGAATTAAAAATTTTTTCAGTTTCAATAATTCTTAACATATCTTCAATCTCCCATAGTTTTGAATTAGTATCAACTAACTCGTGGTATAATTTTGTTATTTCTTCATCGTTTAAATAATCTGAAGAGAAGTTATATAATAATTCAAATTCTTTATTAACGTACACCAATTTTTCAAGGTTAGTTATTTTTATTTTTTTAACGTGAAGGATTGATAATTTGTCAATTAATTCTCCAACACTAACAGGTATTGTAATCATAGTTATTTTTTTTTAAAAATCATTATGGTTTTTAGAAACCAAGATGCAATTGCAGGTGAAACTGAATTACGTGCACTCATACTATCATTTTCCAAGTAGTCAAAACCTAAATCATTCATTTTTAAAATAACTTCATCATTATTCATACAATTAACATGACCATCACCTAATTGACCAATGATGGCCCAAGACAATATTATTTTATTTGTAGTGAGTGATGTAATGTTATCTAAAAAAATTGATTCATATTGCTTTGGTATATGTTCACCAACTTCTAAACAAATTGTGTTGTATGCGTTATTTTTTAAATTGTCATAATTTTTATAGTTTTTTATTGGGTTTGACAAATCCCAATTTTTAATAAATTTTAGACTTCCCTTTCTAACCTCACCTTCAAATCCGTGTAAGTTTGTGAATCCATTGTTATGTAAATTTTTAAGATAATCCCCAAAACCACATCCAAAATCAATTAATTGTTTATCCTTATCATCCTGTAGGTAATTTAAAATCCAATTTGCTAAGCTTGGGTCATGCACATGGATTGCTTCTGTGTCATCTGATGTCCAATATCCTGTTTCTGTTATCATTTTATTTTTTATAAAAAAGTTTATCGTTTTCTAAAGTTTCTCTCACTTCAAAATTATTCTCAATAAGAATAGTTTCCATGTCACCTAAAGAATTCCCATTATTTTCTGTTAAGTTTTTATCCCATTCAAGATAAATGTAAACATCGTTACAATTTTTAAGAAATCCTGTCATGCCCTCCAACACTTCTTTTTCAAATCCTTGAACGTCAATTTTAATAAATCCAATATTAAGATTTTTATTTTTTTTAATCCAATCATCAAACGTGGTGCAATTAACTGTTTCTTCAATATAATTTTTACTAAATGACATATTACTTATTGCAACATCTTTATTAAAAGATGTGTTGTCTGAACAATATGGTATGTAGATTGTTTCTTTTTTTGTTTTATTAGAAACTCCCATATTTACAATATTAAAATTATTACATTTGTTTTCTTCTCTTCCTAATTCTAACAATTTTATATTCATTCGTACAGGTTCAAAACCGTATACTTCATATCCGTTTAGTGAGGATGGAATACTAAATAAACCACAATTTGCACCAATATCAATAATAATTTTTGATTTATCTACCAAACTTATTAACTCTTGTAATTTACTATATTCTTTATATTCCTCATTTACAACATTAGTTTTTTGGTAATAAAGATTTGTAAAATAATCGTAGTTATATATTACGTAATTTAGATTATAACTATTTTTAAATTCATATCTGTTTATACTTGTTGATATCTTATTATTTATTTTTTCAAAATATTTGTCGTAGTCAAAATCATCTTGTTTAATTTTTGTTTTATCAAAAATTTTAGATTTAATTTTTTTAGAATCTCTTTCTGAAATATATTTTTCAAAATATTTTTCATAATCAAAATCTTTAAGGTTATTCACGTAATAGTGTTCACCAACAATTAATTTAAATTCGTTAGGGTCTTTATTACTACCATCAATATCGCTATGACTAACCCTTTGGTTTGCCATTCCTGGAGTAAAAGAATAACAATTTAACTTACTTTCAATTTTGGAGCAATACACATGGTCAATTGCATAAGTGTCGGCAATGTTTTCATCAATCAATTTTAAAATTTTATCAATTGATTTTGGGTTAACCAAATAAGCATGTGTTGTAAATGCGCCATAAACTCTGTGGATATATTTTGTATCAGTTAATTCAAAATCACCTGAAGGGTTCCATCTATCTTTATGTTCATTCAAATGGTAGTACGATGATAAAAAGAATATATCCCAATCTAAATTAAAGTTGTCTTCAATATACTTAAACCTGTCCAAAAAATCTTCACATAATTCAACATCATCTTCAAATATACCTAAAATTTTATTACTGTCATGTGTTTTAAGTAATTTATAGTGTGAAAGAAAACAACCCTTTTGACCTTTACTGTAAGCCTTTGGAAAATTAACATCATATTCATTATCATCAACAATTGCGTCAAAAAATTCATAGTTTATATTAAACTTTGGTAAATGAGAGTTAATCCAATCCCTTCTATCATTTCTTTTTTTTAGATTAATACATTTAAAATCTATATCATCTAATTTAATTTTATTAAATTTAGTCTTACTTGGGGGTAAATTTTCTAAAGAATCTATTTTTTTATTTAAAAACCAAGAAGCTTTTTTTAATTCTTCCAAATCATTAAAATCTTTATTTTTTGAATTTAAAATGTGAAACAATGAATTACCAACAGTGTATGACAAATTCCAATTCTCAATAACATCTATTATATTTTTATCTAAATTCATATATTTTTGTTTACCCAAGACTCCCAAACAAAGTCATATTTATAATTGATTTCAAATCCATTTCCTTTTAATCCCTCAAATATTTTTTCATAGTTTTCTTCATAATTTTCACAAAAGGTATGAAATTGTATTTGTAGGTATTTTACATTTTTTAAAAATCCTGTCTCAATCCAATTTAAAAGTAATGGATATTCTTCACATTCAATGTTAATTTGAATTAAGTCAATTTTATTTAAATTATATTTGGATATAAAATAACCAATGTCGTACGAATCAACACTAATTTTTCTTTTTGAAACTTCAATTGTTTCTGAAGTTGCACACCCATTAACATACAAGTTTATTTTTTTATTTGATGTTGATATTGCAACTCCTTCAATGTTAACTTTTGGATTTTCACCAAAATTACGTGTTAACTCATAAACAAAATTAGGGACTGGTTCCACAATAATTAAGTTTGGATTAAACTTATCAATAATTTTTTTAGACCATACTCCAGTAAATCCACCAAGTTCAATTACTTGGGAATTAGAATCTAACGGATAATCAATAATTTTAATTTCATCTCCTCTATCTCTTTCCCACATTTCTTGTGGGGTTAAAACATTTTCCATATTTCTTATTGATTAATTCTTTTCCAAGTTATTGGTAATAACGCACTCCTATCGTGTTGAGTGTATGCCGAACCAAACCAATCTTCTTCTTTAGGACAACAAACTATCTTATTTTTATTTTTACTTAAAAATGATGACCACCAAGAAAATGTACTATTTGCAATAACAAAATGTTGACATAAACTTTGTGATACGAAATCTGTTATATAGTCGCTGTCGTAATCAAAATAGACAACTGTAACTCCAAATTTTTCAAACTTACCAAAAATAAAATCTTTGGTGTCTTCGTTATCTGTAAAAATTAAAATTTCATCAATTTTAGTTTCATTTAAAATAAAATTTATTGCATTTTCATAATAGTTAAGTGACATTGTTGGGTGCCACTTTTCAAAACCCTTATGACCACCACCAGTTTTTCTATCATATACATCTCCCCACCTAACATGAACACATAATTTTATTGTGTCTTTGGACATTTTAGATAATGCTTTATCAATCCTTTCTTTAGAAAAAGATAATTCTTCAATTACCTCATTTTCAAATCCCTCAAGATATTTCCACGATTGGAAAAATCCATTTATTTCCAAAAGACCTGAATTGCTAGGTATGTCGTGATATGCAAATGATGGTTCTTGGTGTGTTGATGATACATTATGTTTAATATCATTTACTGATATTTTATTTTTTAAATTGGGAAACAAATCGCAGTGATCCCATTCTTTTGGGATGTAATATTCAACATTACGTTTCATTGATTCTCCAACTACCGCACCAATTCTAAAAAGTTGATTTCCAAATCTACCTTTTTCATGGTGTAATATTTCGGTATTAGTTAGTCCTATCATAATTTTGATATGTTTTAATTAAATTTATCGTATTTCTCTCTATATTCAATATTGTTATAATAATCTAACATTGATTTATAGTCCATAGCCAATAATTTATCACACAATTTATGATTTTTGTCGTAATATTTATTATCCCCGTTACTAAATGGTGTTCTTGAATGTTCAAAATGATACACAAGATTATCTACTCTTGATACATTATATTTTAAAGTTATAAACCTATTTTCTCTTTCTTGGTCTTCAGGTCCATATCCAATAAAATTTTCATTTTCTCCACCACATTTTCTATATTTTTTTGTATTTGCAAAAACACAATGACCATATTTTGACGTAAAAGTTTTTAGTAAATTAGTATCAATTGAATTTATATCAAAATTTATATTAAACTCATCCCTGTTAAAACTTAAAGAAATTTCCCTTTGAAATTCACCATCACCGTAAGGATAAACAAAATCTGAATTACCATTAAGTATTAAATTTTGTGACTCAACGTAAGAGTCAACAGGTAAAATAACGTCAATATCATAATTAACAACTACAGGTGTTTTTACAATATTTAACATTTCGTTTAATTGTTTTGTTCTGTGGTAGTAATCCAAATTATCTTTTTGAAGAATGTGATTTATTTTTAAGTTTTTTAATGAACTAATAAAATCTAATTTACTTTCTTCTTTAGTTAATTCATGTATAATAACATTTGTTTTAAAATTTTTATTTAAAAACCCAAGTACACTTACAGCGTTATTATATCTGTCCTTGGATTCAACACAAACTGGAATAATAAATGTTGTTTTTGTTAAGTCTTTTACGTCAATATCTAACTCATCAGTTTCGTCTTGTAAAGTAAAATCATTATCTTCTAATTTTTGTATTTTTCTTTCAATATACCATAAAGATTTTTTTAAATCTTCTAACTCAGTATCAATACTTTTTTTACCCGCTCTTGAAATGTATTTTATTGCATTGCCAAGATGAAATCCTAAATCCCAAGATTCAATCACTTTAATGGCTTCATATGGATTATCTTCTCCACCATAATGTTCAGGATGATTTATTTGATTTTCCATTATGTTTATAATTTTATCATATTTTCTGTATATAAATCATCGGTAATGTATGTTGAATACCCTGTACCGAGCCATTTGATTGGAGCGATGATTTTTTTATTTTTATTTTTTGATAAGTAACTACTCCACCAACTGAATGAACTATTTGAGATTATGTGGTGGTCACATAGTGACATAACACATAAATCAACATAAGGTGATTTTGAATTAACAACAGTAAAGTTTTCGTCATTTCCCCAAACATTATTGCACCATTCGTAATCGTCAGAGCAAACTACAAAATGGTACTCATCTTTATTAAAATGTTCTATTGCGGGATTAAAGAAATCTAAACCTGTTAATGGATGATACGGATTAGGTACTGCGGCATCAGTTCTTCTAACATGAATTGACACTAATGTCTTATCTGTCTTTGGTAGGTATGATTTTGCTGATGTTATAATAGAATCTTTAAATTTTAAAATGTCCATTATTTTATCTGAACAATGTTTAAAATATTTTTCTGATTGTAGATAACCATTAACATCCGTGTTGTCTAAAATATTAAACAAGTTTTCATCAAAATGAAAAAATCTTTCACTAACTCTTTTCTCAATTATTAAATCATCAGTGAAAAATTTTTGGTCAATATCAAAACATTCATTTATTTCAAAATATGCGACAAAAGTCTTGTTTTCTCTTGTTGATGATATGTTTATTTGTTTTAGATTTTTTTTAGGAAATAAAACTTCATAGTTTAATTTATCCCCAATTCCGATTAAAGATGCGAATTGGAATAGTTGATTACCAAATCTTCCATTGTCACCTATGTTACTACATGTTATCATAATTTATTTTTTAAATGTTATCAACCAATGCCAACCAAGTATAGATTCTAAATAACTAAAAATGGATTTTGGTATAAGTTTAATTATAGTTTTTTTATTATAGTTATGTTTTATATAATCCTTAATTACATAGGGAAAAATATGGTCTTTTCTAACAGATGTAATTTTAAAATTATTATCTAATTCCAACAAGTTTATTAATTCTTTTTTAGTGTATGTAAATGCTACAGGACAATCTAATTGAGCTTCAGCGTAATATTGTATTGTTTTATTAAGGTTGAAATTAAATTTATACCCATTTCTAATGAAAAACTCAAATGTTTTCCATGAGTGTTTTGCATACATCATTATACGAACTTCAGTGTTTTCGTTCATATATTTTTTAATTTCGTCAAATACATTTTGTGGTGTTGGGGTATGATGAATAACTCCAAAAGAATATATTAAATCGTATTCTTCAATTGGAACAACTTTGGATAGTTCTTCAGCGTTTGCACAATAAAAATCGGCATTTAAACCAAAAATTTCAAACCTTTTTTTACACAATTCTAAAGACTTTTCAGATAACTCAACACATGTTAATTTAGCACCCGCTTTTGCAAAATTTATTGAATCGGTACCTATACCACATCCAATTTCTAAAACTTTTTTTCCTTTCCACTTTTCAAATTCTGCAAATTCTGGTATGTGTGGTTCTACAAAATATTTACGATGTTCTACGTCGTTAAAGTATTCTTTACTACCAATTTCTTTTTTTGAATGTCTAATATTACATGGTCTACTATTCCAATAATTTTTAACATCTTTTACTGTTTTTGTCATATTTTATTGTAAGGTGTTTTATTTCTAATTATGTTTACAATTGAATTTACCATTGGCATATTAACCTTATGGTCATTCAAAGGATTATTTTCGTTATAAATGTAAGTTATTGTTGAAATATGTCTATAATGTTTTTCACCTGACATTTCAAACATTGGAAACATAAACGCCAAATCGCCTGCTACACTCCAATAGTTTCCTTCAGAATCTTGTAAATCTTCTTCTTTAATTTTTTTCCATAACCAAGATTTCCATGTTCGTAAATGTGATAGAGTAAACCCTTGCTGTCTAATGTTATTAAAACTTGTGGGTGGTGTTGAAAATCCTTGAGAGCCATTACTATACTTAAATGAACCACTTGTCATCCAGACATTTTCATCTTGGTAAGTTTCATTAATTAATCCTAACACATTTGAATTTGGTAACCAATCATCCCCATCAATTTCAACACAAATTTCATCATCAGGAACATTAAGACCACGAATGACTTGGTCATAATTCCCTGGTTGATACATCTTTGTTTTGTTTTCAATTAAAACAAATCTGTCATCCCCTTGTATTGTTTTTTTAATTATTTCAACCGTATTATCAGTAGATAAATCATCTGTTATATAACAAGTAAAATCTTTAAATCTTTGAGTCATAATTGTCATCAAAGATTTTTCAATAAAGTTTTCGCAGTTATATGATGTTGTTAAGATTATCATTATAGGGTAATTTTGTATCCTTGAGGGTTAGTCCCTGGTTTAAAGAATTTTAATCTGTTATTATAAGATTCACTCATTTGTTGTAACTTATTTGTAATTGCATCAATTTCAATAACATGTAAGGTATAACCTTCATTTAACAAATCAACACACAATTGGAATTGTTGTGACTCCTCTATAATATCAGTACCTTTTTTATAGGTAATATAATCCATTACAAATGGTACCATTCTATCAGGATTTTTTTGAATAAAATAGTCCTTAATGAAATTAGCGTGTTCTTTATTAAAATTGTCTACAGTTAAAGGTAAATTCAACTCCATTCCAAGATTTTTTGCAAAATGACCTAACGCTCGGTTATCTCTTGGTAAACAAGGACCACCAAATCCAAATCCATATTTTAAGTATTTTTTACCAACTCTTGAGTCTCCACCAATTGCACTTAAAACCATATCAATTTCACTTTGAATACCAGCCTTAATCATAATTTGTCCCATCATGTTTGCATAACTAATCTTTGTTGTTAAAAAGCAGTTAATGCCAATTTTGGTTATTTCTGCAGCTTTTGGTGACATTACATAAGCATTAACAGGTGTGGTTTGAATCTTATTATAAATTTCAATTAATTGATTTGATAGTTCAGTATAGTCAGTCCCAATTAAAACAATGTCTGATTGTTCAAGACCTTTTACTATTTCACCTTGAGCAATGAATTCAGGGTTATATGCAACCTGAATGTTAAACATGTTTAATCTTGTTTGGATTTGTTCTACATCACCAGGGTTAGTTGTACATCCGACAATGAATTTCTTTTCGTATAAAGGGATGTTTAATGACGATGCGGTATAAAAATCTGCAACAACTTCAAATACTCTTGTTGTGTCGTAATTACCGTCTAATGTTGATGGGGTTGCAACGAATGTAAAAATAACATCAGAGTTTTCAATAACCTCAATATTTTTAGTTGTTGCACTAAAATTTTTTGAATCCAACAACATTGATTGGATTAATGGTTCGTTTGTTAAACAAATTTTTTGGTTTAAGTTAAAGACATAATCTTCTCTAACATCAGATACAATTACTTCGTATCCGTTTTTTTCACATAATAGAGCAAAAGTTAATCCTAATCTGCCTGCTCCGATAATTCCTATTTTCATATTATTTCGTTTTGTTTTAAATCAAAGATTGGTATTGAAACCATTTTATGTTTATTTTTTTCATTAAAGTTTTGGTACGTTTGGAGAACTTTAAATTCTTTTTCGGTGTGTGATATTTTATTAATACCATATTCCATAACCCATTCTAACTCTTCATAAGTAGCACCAATTTGAGATTCATCGTTTCTATCATCATCCCATAAACCGTCTGTTGGTGTTGCATCAATAATTTCTTGAGGAACTCCCAAATAACGACCAAGTTCTCTAACCTCTGTTTTATATAAATCGGCAATTGGAGAAATATCAACACCACCATCACCATACTTGGTAAAAAACCCAACACCAAAATCCTCAACTTTATTTCCTGTTCCTATAACAATACCACTTGTAACTGTTGCTATATGGTATAATGTCATCATTCTTAATCTTGATTTGCTATTCGCATTAGCCAATTCAGATTTAAACGTTTGAGACATAAGGGTTTCAAAGGATTTAAATGTCTCACTTAATTCAATTTCAACCGTCTTAACATTTAATTTGGATAAAAACTCTAATTGAAGGTTTGATAATGTTGTATTATTAAGTTTTGAATTCAACGGCATTCCAACAGCGATTGTTGGAATCCCCGTTTTTGCACATAAAGTAGAGACAACTGCGGAATCAATTCCACCTGAAACACCAATTACTAAAGTTTTGATGTTGTTGTTTAATACATAATTTTCAATCCAACGTTGTATTTCGTTTGATAAATTTTCGTAATCTATAATTCTATTCATTATAAAATTTTTATATACTCGTTTTTTATTTGTTGAGCAACTTTTAAAGTATTGTATTTTTCAATATCTACAGGAGGGTCAAATTTTTCTTTAGATAAGATAAACCCACCAGCATCTACTTTGTATATCCAACTTGGTTTACCACACATCCATCCTTCAATAGTTGTTCTACCTAATTGAATTCCTGCTGTCTCATAAGATTTAAAAATATAATTTTCAATATTCCATGTTGATGGGAAATGTTTTACGTGAGATTCTAATAAAACGTTTTCCAAATAATTTCCATTGTTTTCACCTACTAACCACAATTCTTTACCAATTTCTCTGGTGTATTCAATTAAATCTAAAATTGACTCTTTTCTTAAATAATCTATAGTACCAACAAATAACACATAATTTTCTGATGGTATATTTTTTGGTTGGAATTTTTCATTGTCAACTGGATTATATATAACCTCAATCATTTCTTCAGGTACATCAAAATTTTGAATTAAATGAGATTTAATCTCAGGTCTAATTGCGATGAATTTTTTTATACTTTCGTGTATTACTGGATTTTCTAACTCTTTAGACATAACCTCAGAATGTATTGTACAAATTTTATCTAATTCGGGGTACATACTAAGTATTCTTTCCGCAACAGGTTTGTGTTGGATATGAATAATATCATAATCAACTTCAGATATACGATATAATGCGTTTGGTGTAGATGGTGTAAAACCTTCAGGTGTGTTCATTCCCCATTGACCATCGCCAAGTTTAAACCCTGGTGCGTTTTCAAATGAAATACATTTAATACCTAATTTTTTTGCCATATCTGTAAGTGGACCTCCAATTTGAGAAAGAATGGTAACACTACAATTTAATTTCATTAAACTTTTGGCTAACTCATAAACATATAATTCTGAACCAGTAAACCCTCTAAAAAATAAACAAGATATTAATACTTTTAATCTTTTGTTTGGGTCAAAAGGAATTTTACTTGGTAAATTTTTACCGTACTTTTGAACAAAAAATTCTCTGTTTTGCTCCCATTGTTCATTAGTTTGTCCAATAGATTTGTGAGTAATTCTAATATTAGTAATTACACCAACCTTGACACCTTCTAAATGATTTTTAAAACAAAATGCTATATCATAAAAGTGAAACCCTTTAAAATCTTCATCAAAATTATGTTTAATCTTTGATTTACTTAACGCAATAAAAAGACCATCAACAATTGCAGTCTGTCTAATTGATTTACCAAAATCTTCAGAATATTTTGATGTCCATTTTTTTCCACCATTTTCGTGGTTAACAATACCAATCATATTTTTTCTACGATTGGTTTCCCACCATTTACCAGTTTCTGACATATGTGTGGTTCCAGCAACACCTAAAATACCATACTCACTACTTTCAAAATGAGTCTTCAATTTGTAGTACCAACTATTGGTATCAAAGTAAATGTCGTCATGACACAATACAACTATGTCAGTTTTTGATTCTTCAAGTATTTCATTATAAACTTGAGAAAGGGATTTCTCCCCATTATTAATTTTTTCTATCACTTCAATTTTCTTGAAACCTGAACTTTTTTTCAAGTATTCAATAAATTTTGGATTATGTTCTCTTGTTGAGTATCCTACTGTTATCATTTAAAAACTTCTATTTTGTGTTCTACTTTTATTAATTCTCCCCATCTACCATCATACCTTGTTGCTCTAACAATATGATTATCAATCCAATGGTAGTTACCACCCCTTGGCTTGTTAAACAAGATGTTATGGTATTTAAAACCATGTTTATCTAACCATTGTTTGGTGACAATTTCGTGTTCATCTGTTCTTGATGTAAAGAAAGTAATGATATGACCATCATCAAACCAAGAATTAATTATTTCAACAGAACCATCATATGGTAATGATGTTTCCATTCTCCAAGGTTCTTCGTTTGGAATATCATCGGTGATTGTTCCATCAATGTCAATTAAATAATTTTTAACACCATCAGGTAATGCGGGACTAATATTATTTTCCATTATATTCCTGTACTACCAAAACCGTTGTTACCTCTATCTTTATCCTCAACTTGACCAACTTGTTCAATGCTAACATATTTACCTTGAACTACGGGGCATAAAACACCTTGACCCACTTTCATTCCTTTTGGAATTGTTACTGTTGTGTTGTTGGTGTTAAACACAATAACTTGTATTTCGCCAGTATATCCTTGGTCTACTGTTCCTGGAGTGTTAAGAACTGTTAATCCTTGTTTAATAGCTAAACCACTTTTTGGTCTAACTTGTATTTCATAACCTTCTTCAAAAGAAACTTTTAGACCTGTTGGAATTAAAGCTCTGCCAAATGGCCCAATAATAACCTCTTCAGTTGCATGTAAATCAAACCCTGAATCTGAAGGGTATGCGTATTTTGGAAGAACCGCGTCTTCATGTACTAATTCAACTTTAATTGTTCTTAATTTAGCAATATTGTTAATTTCTTTTTCCATATCTTCAAATGAAAGACCTAACATGTCTTCTAATTCTTTTTGATATTCTTCGTCGGGTTGAATACCCATTTCAGATTGAATTTTTTTAAATTGTTTTTCAATCTCTTCTCTAATTTTTGGGTCAAAATGACCAAGTTGTCCTAAATCCATTATTTTAATTCGTTTAATTTTTTTATTACATCAATTAATACTGACACATCTTTTTCACAATATTTTACAATACCTTTAATATCTTTTTTAATCCAAAAAGCATCGTGAACTTTATTACCTGTAATTTCCATTGTTTTAGATGACTCAACACCTAAACAAACACACATAAGTTCTAATGAAGCAATTGAACCATATCCACCATATTGCCATACTTCTTTGGTATCTAACGCTTTAATTTCCCATGGTTTTGTGTCGTGACCTGGTAAAATTTTAGGTGGCATGATACCATTCATAATCATTCTTTTTGCCATCATTGGAATATCAAATCCTTTTACATTGTGACCACATAAGTAAAACCCAAGTTCACCAACTCTATATAGAAGTTTTTGAACATCTTGTAATAGTTTCTTTTCATCAGGATCGCTAAATGATTGCATTTTAACATCACCTTTATCTGTTACGAATGCAACGCTAACACATGCAATTCTTGCGAATTCAGGAACCAATGCCGATCTATTTACAAACATCTGACCAACACCTTTATCGGCGTCTTCAGGAAATCTTTTTTGAAACCAATCAAAATAGTTTTCAAATTGAAATGAGAGAGCTTCGTTATATTTGACCAAAGAATCCCAATCAGGTTGAACACCTACAGTTTCAATGTCTAAGAATAATAATTTTGTAATTGGTATGTTTATCATTTGATTATTGATTTATAAAATTGTGCCCTATCTTTTGTTACGTTATTTAAATCGTATTTGTCTTTAACCGTTTCATATAATCTTTCACCCATGTCTTTTGCCATATTTGGGTTTTTAAGTAATTTTTCAATGTATTTAGACCAATCAGAATGATTTCTTTTCTCATCTACTAACATTGCATTTCCGTCAACATATTCACCATTTTTTAAACAATGTTTTAAATCAATAGTGTAAGGTCCAATATCAGAGGCAATAATCGCTTTTTTATAGAAACCAGCCTCAATAACTTTTAATTGTGATTTAACTCTATTAAAAAGATGGTTTTTAATTGGTGCCAAAGATACATCAAATTTTGAATAATTCTTAGCATAAGATGTAACAGGTTTTGTCCACACTCGTAAATAAGGTTCATTCATTTCGTTTGGAAATGATTCTTGAGTGTAATTTAATAAGAATTTTTTATAATCTTCAGAAACAGTTGTTAGATTTTGTGTAAAGATTTTTTCATATTGTGCCCAAACAGTTTCATGAGGTAAGATGTTTCTTTGTTTTTGTTCTTTTGTTTGTTGATTTATTTCAGTAACCGTACCTCTAGTGTCAAATCCACATAAAACAAATTGTAACTTGTCTTTATACTGAGATAATCTTCCTAAATCTAATAATTGTAAGTCATGTAAGTGAGATGAACCACCTAACCAACCAACTCTTAATCGGTCTGATTCAGGGGTGGGCTCTTTAAATTGTGGTTCGTTTGGATTAATTGCGTTAGGAAATACGACAACATTCTTGTTTAATTTTTTAATTTCATCCGCAAAAATTGTTGTGGTTGTTGTAACATATTTTGAAACCTTAAGATTTGCCATGATTTTTTCGTTAATCTTATTAACTCTAATAATATCATGAATTGGATGTTCTTTTCCTGGCATCCAATAGTCATCAATATCACAAACCGTTATAATCTCTAATGAGTTTAACATTTGGATTAATCTGTTAGCCCTATCAAAATCAGAACCAATACTTCTATGGAATACAACAATTTGATACCCTTTCCAAAAATTCATATCATCGTATGATGGTTCGTAAATAATATCTACGTGGAAATCGTCACCGTAAAGATTTTGTAAAAAGACGTGAGGGTCTACTGACCTAAATTTACCCACACCTGTTCTATCAGAGGGGACAACTAATACTTTGATTTTAGACATAATAAATTAATATATTTTATCAAAATATAGTAATTCACGACTAATAAATAAAGCGGTTAGGATAATTTTTTAATTTTGGTAACTTTACCCTCAAAGATGTGTTTACCAACTTTAAAACTAAAAACTTCGTTTGATTTTTCAGAACTTTCGGTTATTAAACCATTTTCATGTAATGCATCATTAACCGCTTCATTAATCATTTTTTTGATTAATTTATAGTCAATTCCTCCTACAGATGGTTGTGTTTGTTGAACTTGTTGTTTTGGTTTTGCCGATTCAGGAATATATCCTTCTTTGTTTGTATTCATTAATCTTGACGCTCTTTCAATCAAATCATTAGATATTGTTGTATTTTGTTGTTGGGGTTGTCCAATAGGATGTTCCATCATTAACCTTTTAATTTCATCAGGTAATTTAGAATTTTTAATTGCGTCTACTGTAGGAACTCCAACTGGCTTGGTGTTTTCTCTTGGTACATTTGAAAGGTAAGGTTGTTGTGTTTGTTGTGTTTCCTGTAAAAATTCTGCAGGAATATTGTATTTTGCGTTTGGAATGTCAAATGTTTCAGGTGAATTTAGTTGTTGTAATGATGTCGGTGGTAATCCTCCGTTCATAGAATTTGAACTTTTAATTCCATCTGATTTATCCATAATTGCTTTAGACAAAGCTAATTTTTCCATTAATCTATCCATATTATGTTATATTTTCTTCTTCGGGTGTTTGAGGTTGAGTTGGTGGTGTTTGAGGTTGTGGTGTTTGAGGATTATTATCAAACTTAGCATTTATTATAACACTGACCATACTTTTATCACCGTTAAAATTATAACCTGGTTTAGGTTCATTGTAAACCTCACCTGTAGGTTTGTTTGATAGTATTTTATCTAATCTAAAAAGTCTCCAACCAGGCAATGGTTGTTCACCCTTATATCCTGTATGAGACGCTCCTTCACTATCCCACGCCCTTAAAACTTTATTACCCGCTTTACTAACTCCTAAGCATACAGGTTCAATTTGACGTATACCTCTACCACCTGGTTCGTCACCATCATAGTAAATAATAACGACTTTTCGTCCTTTAATAGCATCAATAATACTATCTAAAGAAGCAATTTCGCAAATTAAACCTTTTAACGCTCCTTGTAGTTTCATTAGAAATTAGGGTATACTTTTGACGAGTTAAATTTATTGATTTTTATTTCACTTTTTCTTTCAACAACGTCTTCAATTGTTCCTGCTCCCGTGTTATATACGTCTAAGAACTCTCCAGTTCCTCTACCTAAAGAGTCTCCGTCAGCGATAGCGTCTTTATTAACTACTGAGTATTCATTACCAACTTTATTGTAGTCGTTTTTTGGAATTAATTTAGCTCTTTCTTGGTCGGCGACAGCGGAAAGTGTGTTTGGTTCCGTTTGATTTAAATCAACAGGTGTTTGTTGTGCCATATTATTATATTTTTGATATTAGTTCGTTTATTCTTTTAACACTTTCATTAACAGATGGATTATATTTGTCCACAGTTTTTGAATGTTCTTGAGATGGTCTTACATTTGTAAAATCTTTTTTCTCGTGAGAGTCAATAAATTGGTTCATCATACCACCATTCATTTTGTTTGTCTTGGTATTCTTAACATAATCCCTCATTTTTCTTAATTCATCGTTAACCCAATTTTTTATTTCAGCGCCACCATTTAAAATAAATGAAGGTTCTTTATGGTTACCTTTAAAGTTATCAAAAAAGTTTTTAATTCTTTTTAATTGTTTATAATTGATAAATTTTTGAGATTGAAGTTCTTTATTTCTATTATAACCTTCAGTATTTTCATCCGCATTTTTTACCATATGAAAACATTTTTTCATATGTTCCCTTTTGTCGGATGGGAATTCTATTTCGTTATCGTATAAACTTTTATTCACCTTTTTTTATGAGTTTAATTAAATCTTCTTTTGAGTAACCATTTTTTTCAACATGATTTAAAAGAGACTTTAAATTTTTTCTAATTAATAATGGTAATTCATCAATGCTTTTACCCATTTCTTTTTTACTAACTTCAGAATTATCTGAATTTTTTTTATTCATCAACATATCTTCCACAACTTTAATCATTTTTTGTTTTTGAATTTCTGATAGAGTTGCTCTTGTTACAAAATTTTTGTCTTTATAATATTTTGATTTTTTATCTTTGTTTCCTGTTGGGTCTTGTCCTTTTTGTTTTGTTCTTTCTTTAGCTTCGTCAGGGTCCATACCCATCTTCTTTACTAAATATTTGTAAGTTTGAGCTCCGTCCATATCTTCAGTTTCTTCGTAACCAAAAGCGCCTGACATATCAATTTCACTAACTTCTTCAACTGACTCACCATAATATGTTCTATAACCACGAGAAATAGGGTCATTTGTAATTCTTGCTGCAGCAACAGTTTGGTCCATGGTTTTCATTGGGTGAAGTTTCGGGTCAAGAATTGGAATTTTAGAATTGGATAATGCTCCATCTAAATTGACTAATTCTTCTAAATCTTTCTTAAGACCTTTAGTTGTTTTAATTTTTTTCTCTTTGGCAACTTTCTTAAGATGGTTTTTAACCTTAACACCTTTACTTTTTTCAAAATGAATTACCTCGTCTTTTTTACGAGCTTCTGTTAAATTTTCCTCCACAGAGTAGTATAAAGAGTATTTTTCTCCCTTATCTCTTAAAAGAAAATAGTATGGTGATGAATAAAATTCTGTATCTGTTGTAATCATCTCTTCTTTTTTATCTTATAAATACTAGCACACAAGGTATTTATCATTGTAATATGGCATATCAAAATATTAATCAATATAATTTTAGAAGATTTGGTCTAAAACCTGTCAATGAAGTGACCGACTTATGTCTTGCATCAGATGAAAAAGATTATGACCAAGAAGTGATCTTTTCACCGTTATTAATTGGTGAAGACGATGGTAATAGAATGCCATTCAAATTTAATTTTAATAGTAGCGGTACCACATTATGTCAGGTTTCACCTTGTGTTTTTAGTAGTGATACAATCGTTTCTGAAAATTATTGGAATCCAACAGATACTGACCCAAATTTTTGTCCTATTGTTACTAATTTATGTGATGTTGGTCTGACAGGTATTGACAACGGGTTAGTTCAGAATATGTCAGGAGAAACTATTCAAGTAACAACAGGGTTATATACAAATATTTCTGATAAATTTAGCAGATACAAATATGATAGGAGAATGAAACTTCATCCTATTACTGGTTTTACAACAACACAAAATAGATTATGGAATGATGGTTCATACAATTATGATTTATCTTACACAAACGCTGGTGGAGATATTGGATATGTTGCAACTTTAAATGGTGGTTTCTATCAAGGGTTTTACAAACTTGCAGGATATGATTATCAAGTTTTCCCTGAAAGAGTTAGTTTAGGTTGGACGGCAGAGTTCATGTTAAAATATAGATGGACAGGTAATACTTCAGTTGGATTAAATGTTAGATACCCTGAAAATAAAGGAACCTTCTTTTATATGGGGGCAAGATCCGAAAATAAATTTTATCATTATGCCGATGGTAGTCCAAAACAAGATACAGGATATACAAGAGTTACCTCAGGTTTAACTTGTATGCATACTTGTGGTTGTGCTAGTAGTGCAAACACATCTTCAGAATGCCTTCAAGTATATCAACCATCAGGAGGAACAATAACAACATGTACTTGTGGATGTGCGTGTGATTGTACGACCACAGCACAATACCCTGAAAAAGACCCATTATATGATGAGGTTTCAAACGCGCTGTCATTAAGATTAAGTGGGGATACTGGTAGTCCAAGATTATGTGTTAAAACATATAGAATAACTGGCGGATGTGAAAGTACTGGAACTTGTCTTACAGGATTAACATATGTTACAGGAACTTCAGTGACTGAATGGTGTTCAACAAGAGGTATCTTTGATGATTGTTCAGGTACAACATATCAAAATGTTGAACATTGGGCTCAAATTGATGCCGTATTCCAAAGATATGAATGGTTTGACACTTGTGACCTTTACGATAAAGGTGGGTTAGGGTTATTAGTTAAAGATGTGTATTTTGCAACAATTGAAGGTAGGAGTGTTTCGTTAATTGAACCGCCAATTACCCGTGAACAACCTTATGACCCAGCGTCGACTGAAGTTGTAACATTTAATGACATGTGGACTGAAGAACAAAAGTACAGATTAGGTACACTTAAGTTCTATGTTAATGGTAAGTTATTCATGGTTGCCGAAAACTTTGAAGAAATTATTCCAAGATTATTAAATGTTGAAAAAGAAAAACAAATTGGTGTTGGGTACAACATTTCAATTGGTGGTGGTACCCAAGGTCTTCACGATAACTTAACTTTTTCAGGTGGATGTCCCACTGATTTAAGTGGTTTACAATATCAACAGGACCCTGAATGTTTAACAACTTATGATTTAGACAATACAATTTATTCAGGTTTAACAACCCAAATTAGATTAGAAGAACTTTTTGGCGGTAGTATGATTGGTGATATTAGTGCATTTAGAATGTACACCGAACCATTAAATCCTGCTCAAATAAAACACAACTTTAGAATATTAAAAAACACATATAATTTATTAAATCCTGATTGTCCTAATTGTAGAATTGTAATACCATCAAACGATTTATATTACATAATAATACCTGATAATGATTTATCATATATTAGTATACCTGCGAATGATTTGTATTATGAACTAATTCAACCTAGTCCAACACCAACAAATACACCAACAGTAACTCAAACCCCGACAAATACACCAACACCAACGGTAACTCAAACCCCGACAAATACACCAACGGTAACTCAAACTCCGACAAATACAGAAACGCCAACAAACACACCAACGGTAACTCAAACCCCAACAAATACAGAAACGCCAACAAATACACCAACGGTAACTCAAACTCCGACAAATACAGAAACGCCAACAAACACACCAACTACAACCGAAACACCTACACCAACAAATGCTTTGGATGTTTTTAATATAACTTCAGGTTCAACCGCAAATATTGCTTGTGATAGTGGTGTTATTGGAGTAATATATGCAGAAAATTTATCTTTTGATACTAATACACAATTCTATAATAATCCAAATGGAGCCGTTATTGGTGATATGTCAGGATATTATAGTTATAGTGGGTTAGTTGTTGAATTAGACTCAAATGGTTTTGAGATAGGTGGATTTAGTTCTTGTGCTGTGGTTCCTTCGGTTACACCAACTAACACTCCAACTGAGACACCAACACCAACTAACACACCAACACCAACTGAGACTCCTACTAATACACCAACCGAAACCTCAACACCAACTAATACATTAACACCAACTGAAACACAAATCATTACTCCAACACCAACAAACACTAATACTCCAACCAATACACCATCCTCAACACCAAGTATTGTAACTTCAGGTTTGGTTATTCAACTTGACGCATATGAAAGCTCAAGTTACCCTGGCACAGGAACAACTGTTTTTGATATTACAGGTGGGTATGACCATACATTAATTGGTGCAACTTACACAGTTCTTAATGGTATAAAATGTTTTGATTGTACAACAGGAAATAATAGAGTTGATTACAACTTAACAGGACCTTTATTACCAAATTCAGGATACACATATATCACTTGGGCAAGATTGATACCTAGTAATGCTGGATTTAGAACAGTACTTTATACAAAGGGTCCTCCTAAAATCACACCAATTACAATACCTAATGGAACAAGTACATTAGGATATTGGGCAACAGGATTTGTAAGCTCAGGATATGATGTAGCATCTTCAGCTGGCGTTTGGGTTCAGTTTGCGGTAGTTGGAACAAACACATCTCAAACATTCTACATAAATGGTTCACAGGTGGGAAGTACAATCAATGAGGGTGCTGGTGGAACTAGACACTGGGGATGGGGTAATAATGATACGGCGGGTCAACCTTGGGGACATGTTGCCAACATGTATTTCTATAACAGACAATTAAACCTTGCCGAAATAACACAACAATATAATTATTTGGCTCCAAGATTTATAGAACCAACCGCAACACCTACACCAACAGTAACTACAACTAACACTCCAACACCCACTGAAACACCAATAACAGAACTAATTAATCCCGTTTTAATAAGTGGTATTAATGAATATATTTCAGTTGGTAATGGTGAGTATTTGGAATTTTTTGAACCAGAACCAACACCAAGTCCAACAGTAACTAAAACACCAACTAATACACCAACTCCAACTTCAACACCTGTAGTTCCCGTAACTACTAATCTTAGGTTATATTATGACCCAAGTAATTTATCAAGTTACCCTGGAACAGGTACGACAATTAATGATTTATCGGGTAATGGATTAAATGGAACAATGTCCAATATCACATATACATCACCATACTTCACATATAATGGAACCTCATCACAAGTTAGTGTTGCGGATAATGTGTTATTAGAACCAGGAAGTGGGGATTGGACTATGGAAGTATGGGTTAACCAATCGGTTTTGGGTAATGATGTTGTATTAGGGAAGTTCAATAATGGAGGGCTTTCAGCAAACGTAAGTTATAGTATTAGAACAACCAACACTACATATTACACTCAAATAGGTAATGGTATTGGTGTTGTTAACAGTACTAATTATACAGGAACAATTGGTACGTGGTACCAATTAGTTTATGTGTTTACTAATGTTGCGTCTAATACGCTTCAAACATTTGTAAATGGAGTAAGTATAGGAAGTGCGGCACATAGTTTGGCTAGTGTATTAAACTCAGTTAATCCACTTTATATAGGTAGTTACAATGGAGGAGAGTACCCTCAATGGTTTGATGGAAAAATTGGTATAACACGTTTATACGACGCATCATTAACTTCATCACAAGTTTTACAAAACTTCAATGCAGATAAATCCAAATATGGACTATAAAAAAAATTAATATAAAATAAAATGGCAAATACAAAAATAAGTCAATTACCAACATTTACGGGAGACACCACGGGTACTTATATTGTTATGGATAATAGTAGTTTAACTGAAACCTTTAAAGTTCCAAAAGAAACATTATTTAGTGGATATTCAACAAATGTAGTGTCACCAGTCTCAGGTAGTTGGACGGTGACTCCAGGGACTAATAACTACAGTTTTACAGTTGATATTAATAACACATATAACTTATGGGCTCTTGCAAATATACCAAATGGTATAATAGTTTATAATGCCACAGTAAGTGTTAGTAATACTAATGTACCCGTAATTGGTGTTCAGTATGCATGGAATTATACTGGTGGGGGTAGTCCAATATTGTTTACAAGCATACCTGCACAGATTATAGGAACTGCAGGTGCAATATCCACCGATTCAACAGTTGTTACATCAACAAATACATTTGTATTCGGTATTCAAAACAATACGGCATCAAATATTACGGTTAATTACGGATATATTAAAATAAGTTAAAATGTATACAACCGACTGTAACTACTTTAGAATAACAAATTATAATAACACTCAAGAAGGGTATTATAAGTGGACAGGATGTACTGACATTGTTAGTGTTAGTACGATTAATCCATTAGAAACCGAATACGTTTGTGCAAAAGACGTATCCGTTGAAAGTTACAGTGCACCTTTAGATATTGTATTTGTTGGACTATGTCCTTCAACAACACCAACACCAACTATTACCTCGACTCCAACTCAAAGTTCGGTAACACCAACACCTACTTCTACATCACCAACACCAAGTCCTACCGCAACACCAACGATGACTCCAACAACTGTTTATATGTATAACTTACGAACAGGTGGTTGGTATCAGAATGTTTGTCAGTCTGTTAGTATGATTGCAAATCCTAGTAACGTACAAATTTTTACATCAAAACCTTTCACGTCATTAGAACCAGGTGATTATGTATACGGTAACCAATCATTAACAATACCTCCAATAGGTGCTGACTTTACAATATCAAACGGTAATAGATTCATTCAACTTAGTGGTAATCAAATTATTAATGTTGGGTTATGTTAAAGGATAAAATAAAAGTTTTGAGTATTTATTAACATGGCAGATTGTGGTGTATATATTTCAAGTGTAAGTTTAAGCGGGTTAACTACCGAAGTTACGTTTTTTCCTCAAACGGGAGGGACTTCCGTTGACTTAGGTAATCAAATTTTTCCGTTTAGTTATGTTGCGGATTATTATTACGGAACATATAATTGTTACGTTCCAACATATGCTTATTCGTATACTGTTGTGGTACCAGCACCGAGTCCTACACCAACAACCACATCAACTCCAACACCTACACCAACCGCTCCAACACCTACGCCAACAGAAACTCCAACTAATACTCCAACAGAAACATCAACTCAAACACCAAGTCCAACACCTACAAATACGGAAACTCCAACTAATACTCCAACACCTACAAATACGGAAACTCCAACTAATACTCCAACTCCAACCAATACGGAAACTCCAACTAACACTCCAACACCAACCAATACGGAAACTCCAACACCAACCCCAACCACCACATAACAACCGATAATAAATTAAAAATAAAAATCAATTTAGAAAATTAGGATAAATCGTAGTATTTATTTAGTAAATAACATTTAAGATGGCATGTAGCAAATATACTCTAACAAATACGGGTTCCACGATTGTGAACTTTAATTACAGACGATGTGATGATTCTCTATGGGAATATCAAGTTGAACTAAATCCAGGTCAAACAAAAAACATTTGGTTACTTAACGGAACGTTTTCGATTGCCCCTGTTTATACCACTATGATTTCTCTTATTAATCAAGGAGCGTTTCCACCGATTAGTGAAACGGCAACGCCAACGCCTACACCAAGTGTTACACCAAGTAATACTCCAACAGGAACTGCTGCGGTGACACCGACACCAACTAATACAGGAACTCCAACAGGAACTCCAACGAATACTCCAACAGGTACTTCAGCGTCTACACCAACTCCAACTCCAACGAATACTGAAACTCCAACGAATACACCAACAGGTACTTCGGCGGTTACTTCAACACCAACTCCAACAAGTACGGAAACACCAACTCCAACTAACACCTCTACAGTAACACCAACGAATACTCAAACTCCAACTCCAACAGACCCACAACCAGCAAGATATGAGTTCTCAGTTAACCATAGTGAGACTTCTTCTGAGGAAGCTTGTTATACTACTAATAACGCAACAATATTCGGTAACGCAGCAACTTTCCAAGAAACAGTTGATGAATATAATTTCTTCTGGGCTTGTCCAACAGGAACTTGTCCTGAGGTAGATTTAGCAGGATGGTATATTAATGATGGTGATGTTTATGAATTAGACAGTGAAGGTAATGTATTAGGAATTGCTCCATGTGGAGTAACTCCAACACCAACAGTAACTCCTTCAGTAACACCAACTAATACTCCAACACCAACACAAACAATAGGATACTACCAATATAGTTTAGGTACAGGAGCAACATCTACAGATGCTTGTACAGACTTCAGTGTAGCACCTAATACAATCTACGGAACTGTCGCGGGTGGTGAAGGTCCAAATGTTAATGAATCACTATACTTCAACACAGGATTAACTGTCCCTGTAATTGATGGATACTATTCTAACGGATTTAGATGGTATCAAGTAACAGGTGGTTCAGGATTAATTACCGCAAGTAACCTTTGTTAACTAAATTAAAAAAAATAATATAACTAAAACCCTTCACCTTCGTGAAGGGTTTTTTATTTTTAGGATAAAATATACTGTAAATGAAAATTTTTGTACAAATTGCGTCTTATAGAGACCCACAACTAGTTCCAACCATAAAAGATATGTTAGCAAACGCTAAGAAACCAAAGAACTTGGTATTCTCAATTGCCAGACAATTCGCAGAAGAAGATGGATTCGATAACTTAGACGAATTCAGAAACGATAAGAGATTTAAAATATTAGATATACCATATGAAGAGGCTAAGGGTGTATGTTGGGCGAGAAACCTGACACAACAACTTTATGACGGAGAGACTTATACTCTTCAAATTGACTCTCACATGAGATTTGTTAAAGATTGGGATGATATCTTAATCAAGATGATTAAGGGTCTACAAAAGGATGGGTACAAGAAGCCTCTACTTACGGGTTATGTACCATCCTTCGACCCTGAAAACGACCCAGCGGGAAGAGCAACAGACGCTTGGAGAATGGTATTCGATAGATTCATTCCTGAAGGAGCGGTATTTTTCTTACCTGAAACAATTCCAGGTTGGAGAGAAATGAAAAAACCTGTTACCGCAAGATTCTACTCAGCTCACTTCTGTTTCACATTAGGAGAGTTTTCAAAAGAAGTTCAACACAACCCCGAATACTATTTCCACGGAGAAGAAATTTCAATCGCCGCAAGAGCTTACACATGGGGTTATGATTTATTCCACCCACATATTCCTGTAGTTTATCACGAGTACACTCGTAAAGGTAGAACTAAACAATGGGATGACGATAAAACTTGGGGAGATAAAAACAAACACTCTCATTTGACGAATAGAAAACTATTTGGAATGGATGGTGAGAAACAAGAAGGTCATGACGGTCCTTACGGATTTGGTACCGTTAGAACATTAAAAGATTATGAAAAGTATTCAGGTCTTTTATTTGAAAAACGAGCAATCGACAAGTACACCTTGGATAAGAACTATCCACCAAACCCTTATAATTTTGAAACAGAACAAGAATGGAAAGATAGTTTCTGTATGGTCTTCAAACACTGTATTGATATTGGATATTCTCAAGTTCCTGAAACAGATTATGATTTTTGGGTTGTTGCTTTCCACAACGATAAAGATGAGACTCTATACAGAAAAGATGCCGACAAGAATGAGATTGCAGGTTTCATGAGAGACCCCGACAAGTATTGTAAAGTGTGGAGAGATTTCCAAACAGATGAAATGCCTTCTTACTGGGTAGTATGGCCTCACTCAGAATCTAAAGGATGGTGTGATAGAATAACAGGTCGATTAACTCACAATCACGTTAGTTAATGAAGTTTAACGAAATTCCCAAGTTTGTAATTAATTTGGATAGAAGACCCGATAGAATGGAGTCGATTACTAAAGAGATGGAATACCTCGGATGGGAATTCGAAAGGTTCTCAGCAATCGACACCAATTCTTATATGGGGATTACCAAATCAACTCTCGAAATCATTAAGATTGCGAAAGAAAGAAATTACCCTCGAGTAATGATTATTGAGGACGACTGTGGGGTTATGCCGTACGCTAAAGACTTACTACAAAAGATAGAAGATTCATGTCCTAACTTAGAATTCGCTATGATGAATTTAGGTCCGACTCAAAATAGACCAATAAACATCAGTGAGAATTGTGAACTATTGTTAGACATGACTAACCTACCTGACGCTCCCGAAGAGGCGAGAGGTATATTTGGTGCGAATATGGTTATTTACGACCAATCAATCTACGATACAATGTTTGATATTTCGTTAACCGCATATACAAGTAGTGGAGAATATTATCATGCGTTAGACGATTATACTTTTAAATTTATAGTTCAAAAATATCAAAGTTATTGTCCTATAATTCCAATTGCCCCTCAGAAAACAAGTTATTCAAATATTTCTGAAGGAGTATATAATAACTGGTATATGCAAACATACAATTGGAATAGGTGGTGTCCTACCAAAATTCCAAATGAATTCATGGACCAGTATAAAGTTCAAGAGGTTAAAGACCGAAATGAACACAAAGAATTTTATTATGTCAGTTAAATTTATAACGTCAATATATAGTGACTTATATGGTACCGAATTTGGTGGAAGACCAAATAGAGGAGGTCACTATAGATACAGCTTGTTATCCTTATTAAAGATGACAGATGCCGATTTTTTATGTTACACCTCAGACAGAGAATTACCTTCACTTGAAGAGTTTTTTTATATTGAACATTCAATATCCAAAGAGAAACTTAAATTTCAAGTGTTTGACATTGGTAACACCAAGTTTAAAGATTTGATTAACCAATATAAAAATATTGAAGAGACGAAGAACGGTGATAGATGTGTGGAGGTTCAATACAGTAAATTTCATTGGTGGTGGAACGAAGATAAGTCCTACGACTATTATTATTGGATTGATGCTGGATTATCTCACTGCGGATTAATTCCTTTGAAATATCTTACAAGTGAACACATCCAACAAAGATATTACGAAAGTAACTTATTCAATAACGAGTTCCTAAAAAATGTTATTGAAGATACTCAAGATAAGTTCCTTATTTTAGGTAAGGAGAATGACCGAAACTATTGGTCGGGTACTGTGGATAGAAAATGGTATAAAGAATACGACAGAAGTATCCATGTAATTGGTGGTATGTTTGGTGGACACAGAGATAAGTGGGATGAAATAGTTGGATTGTTTGAAGATTATATACAAAAAATTATATCTGAAGACAAAGGTCTTCCTCACGAAGAACATGTTATGACGTTAATGTATTTTAATCATTTAGATTTATTTGTGAGAAAACATTTCGATATTTGGTGGTGTAGAGACAACGCTCCTAAAGGAGTATCAAACGAACTTTTTGAACAGAACAAAAGTTTCTATAAAATTTTAGAAGAATTCAACAGAATATATGAGTAATATAACTTTAGTAACAGGTATATGGGACATCGGTAGAGGAGAACTTACCGAAGGTTGGTCAAGACCGTACCAACATTATTTAGATAAATTTGAGAAACTATTAGAGGTTGAGGAAAACCTTATAATATTCGGTGACGAAGAGTTAAGAGAATTTGTTTTCAAAAAAAGAAAACCCGAGAACACTCAATTTATTGTTAGACCATTATCATGGTTTACCAACTCAGAGTTTTTTCCAATGATTCAAAAAATTAGAACAAACCCTAACTGGTATAACCAAGTTGGTTGGTTAAAGGAATCAACACAGTCTCGTTTAGAGAACTATAATCCTTTAGTAATGTCTAAGGTGTTCTTACTACATGACGCCAAAATTATGGACCAATTCGATTCAGAATATATGTTTTGGATTGATGGTGGATTAACAAACACAGTACACCCTGGATACTTCACACATGATAAAGTGTTGGATAAGTTATCAAAATACGTATCAAAGTTTTCATTTATTAGTTTTCCTTACGGAGCTGAGAATGAAATTCATGGATTTGAATATAACAAACTAAATTCTATTGCGGGTGCGAAGGTAACTAAAGTTGCTCGTGGAGGGTTTTTTGGTGGTCCTAAACACACCATTGGAGATATTAACGGTATCTATTACGGATTATTAAAATCTACATTAGATGAGGGTTATATGGGAACTGAAGAATCAATTTTCAGTATTATGACCTATAAACATTCTGACTTGATTAATTACTTTGAAATTGAATCCAACGGATTAGTTGGAAAGTTTTTTGAGGATTTAAAAAATGATGAACTTAAAGTAAAAAGTGAAAATGCTGGTAAAGAAACTAACTCATTGGATACTAACAAGGTGGGATTATATGTTATTACATTCAATAGTCCTAAACAATTTAGAACTCTTATCGATTCTATGTTGGCTTACGATGGAGATTATATTTTAAAAACTAAAAAGTTTTTATTAGATAATTCATCTGATTTAACAACAACCGAAGAGTATATTAAAATTTGTGAAGAATTCGGATTTGAACATATTAAAAAAGATAACTTAGGTATTTGTGGTGGTAGACAGTGGATTGCCGAACACTTTGATAAGACCGACTTAGATTATTATTTGTTCTTTGAAGATGATATGTTTTTCTTTCCAAATGAAGGAACTGTTTGTCGAAACGGATTTAATAGATATACTCCAAACTTATATACCAAGTCATTAGAGATTATTAAGAAAGAAAATTTTGATTTCTTAAAGATGAATTATTCAGAATTCTATGGAGACAACGGTACTCAATGGTCATGGTATAACGTACCTCAAAGTGTAAGAGAAGAATTTTGGCCAAGTAAACCAAGACTACCTCAAATTGGACTTGACCCTAACGCGCCTAAAACTCAATTCAACGCGGTTTTATCACACAAAGGAGTACCATATGCTGTAGGTGAAGTTTACTATTGTAACTGGCCTCAAATTGTTAGTAGAATAGGTAATAAAAAGATGTTTTTAGATACAACATGGGCACACCCGTTCGAACAAACGTGGATGAGTCACATGTATCAACTAGTTAAAAAGGATGAACTTTACCCAGGTTTATTACTTATGACACCTACAGAACACGATAGATTCGAACATTATAATAGAGAGTTGCGTAAAGAATCATAACAGTATATTTATTGTTATGGAATTTTATATTAAAAAGAATGCAACTTTACCTGTTTTAAAAATGCAGGTAGTAAAAGACGGGAGGTCAGGTTATTTGCAACTTATGCAAGACTTGGAGGTTTCCACTATCTATTTTACTATGATTGATGTGGAAACAGGAATTCCTAAAATAGTTTCAGCCCCATGTGAGATTGTTAATTTAATCTTGCCTGAAGGTGCCGACCCCGAATACTACATTTATTTCAAGTTTACTGAAAGAGACACTAATACACCTGGAAGATATACAGGACAGTTTTTAATACAGAACGATGAGGGTAATTTAATTCTTCCAATCAGAGAAGAACTTTACATAAACATACAAGATAGTTTCATATCTAAAACCGCTTGTTGTTAAATGAAGTTAACTAAACTACTAACTCAGATAATTTTAGAAGATAGTGGCAGCGGTATAATACCTGTTACAAAATTTGTCTATGACGGATATTTAATTAACCTTACAGCCTCCTACCACCAATGGAATGAGAGACAAGGGCTTAAATCTTTGGAAGAAATTGTTAACATATACGAATACAATGCCGTCTATAAGGAAAAATATTATGATAGGGTTGGGGTTCCGAATAGAATGATTAAAGAAATTTTTACAGATAACTTTGAGGTGATTAAAAATAGAATGTCAAAGTTAAGTTTAGTCAGACCTGACAATACGGTTGTTTTTGTTAAGGAGGTTGGAGAGGCTCTTGATTTACCACAGTATATGGACTACGCTGAAATTATTCTTTTAACTGAGGATTTAAAAAATTATAAGATTATAACTTCAGTATTTTCACCGACAGGGACTTATTTAAAAAAATTTGGAAAAAATCAAAATAGTCCAAGATTTACGCTGTAAAAATAAAATTTTATACTATCTTTGTACTCAACAAAACGATAACCCTTTAAAACACAAACACCATGACAACTGTAACCCTAACAATGCAAGAGATTTGGATGTCAACAAGACCATCAATCCAAAAAAGTAAAAAAGCCTACACAAGAAAACCAAAATACAAACAAAAGTACAACTAATAGATAACCCGATATGAAAGTGTCGGGTTTTTTATTGGTCTGTAGTTTGACTAAGAGTTTTATTTTTTTATATTTATATACAATGAGTAAGGTGAACTTCACAATGTTGTGATTGCCAATAAACCACTCGTAATTTATATATGTTTACAGACCAAGATATTGAATCGTTCCTACACGGAAACGACCCCGAAGAATTTATAGTCGCTATCGAATACGACTATCGCGAGAACTGCATTTACAAAATCAAAGAAATCCCTGGTAAAGGAAAGGAAATCCGAAAAGATACATTCACACCATTTGCATGGGTGGGTGATTTACGTCAGATTAACTTTTACAACGGTTCCAAAGACGCTCAGAGAGATGCCATGACCAAACATGGTATCATGATTGAAAAGTTAGAAACCCACGGTAATGACAGATTACAAAGAGGTATGACTTTCATGGTTAAATCACTAAAAGGTTACAGAGAACTTATCCAATTCTTTAGAGAAGGTGGATGTGACCCATGGGGAGATAAGACCAAAGACAAAGTAATGATTCTACCTCCCGTAGAACAATATTTAATTTCAAAAGAAAAAAGACTATTCAAAGGTTTCGAGAACTATGAAGAAGTGACCCGAATGGTATATGACTTAGAGACGACCGCTCTTGAACCTCAACACGGTCGTATCTTCATGATTGGAATTAAAACCAATAAAGGTTACCACAGAGTAATCGAATGTATGGATGAATCTGAAGAGAGAAATGCCATCATAGAATTCTTCAAGGTAATCAACGAACTTAAACCAAGTATTATTGGTGGTTACAACTCAGCGAACTTCGACTGGCATTGGATATTCGAAAGATGTAGAATCTTAGGTATCGACCCAAAGAAGATTTGTAAGTCATTACACCCCGACCATTCGTTCACAAGAAAAGATAGTATGTTGAAACTTGCTAATGAGGTTGAGAACTTTACTCAAACTTCTATTTGGGGTTACAACGTAATTGATATTATCCATGCTGTTCGTAGAGCACAGGCGATTAACTCAAGTATTAAAGCTGCGGGTTTGAAGTATATCACCCAATTCATTAATGCGGAGGCCCCTGACCGTGTGTACATTGACCATACAGATATTGGTCCATTCTACGCTAAGAAGGAAGACTTTTGGTTAAACATTCAAAACGGTAAGTACAAGAAAGTTGGTGTTGATTCTAAGATTGACGCAGCTTGTTCTAAACGTACTGACGTATATGTTACAATCACAGGTGATAAGTTAGTTGAGATGTATCTTGACGATGACTTAGATGAAACCCTTAAGGTGGACCAAGAGTTCAACCAAGGTTCGTTCTTGTTGGCTGCGATGATTCCAACAACATACGAAAGGGTTTCAACCATGGGTACTGCAACATTATGGAAAATGTTAATGTTAGCTTGGTCTTACAAACACGGACTTGCAATCCCCGCCAAAGAATCCAAGACAGACTTCGTAGGAGGTCTTTCTCGACTACTTAAGGTTGGTTATAGTAAGAATGTACTTAAACTCGACTTCTCGTCTCTATACCCTTCTATTCAGCTGGTACACGATGTGTTCCCCGACTGTGATGTGACAGGTGCAATGAAAGGTATGTTGAGTTACTTCCGTAACACCCGTATCAAATACAAACAACTTGCAGAGGAATTCTATGCAACTGACCGTAAGAAATCTGAATCATATGGTAACAAACAGTTACCGATTAAGATTTTCATTAACTCGATGTTCGGTGCATTATCCGCTCCTCAGGTTTATGCTTGGGGTGATATGTACATGGGTGAACAGATTACTTGTACAGGTAGACAATACCTTCGTCAGATGATTAAGTTCTTCATGACTAAAGGATATGTTCCATTGGTAATGGATACGGACGGTGTGAACTTTTCAACTCCTGATGAGGCGAATGATAGAGTTTATGTTGGTCGTGGATTGAATTGGAAAGTTAAAGAGGGTAAAGAATATTACGGACCTGAAGCTGATGTTGCGGAGTACAACGATATCTTCATGAGAGGTGAGATGGCACTTGATACCGATGGGGTATGGCCGTCAACTATTAACTTAGCTCGTAAGAACTATGCGGTTATGGACGCCAAGGGTAAGATTAAACTAACAGGTAATAGTATTAAATCTAAGAAACTTCCATTGTATATTGAGGCGTTTTTGGATAAAGGTATTAAGATGTTGTTACAAGGTGATGGTAAAGCATTCGTGGAGTATTACTACGAGTATCTTCAAACCATTTATGATAAGAAGATTCCACTTAGTAAGATTGCACAAAGAGCTAAAGTTAAATTAAGTCTTGATGATTATAACAAGAGACTAACCACTAAGACCAAAGCTGGTAACAGTATGAGTAGAATGGCTCACATGGAGTTGGCATTACAGAATAACTTGAATGTGAACTTGGGTGATGTGATTATGTATGTTAATAACGGTACCAAGGCGTCTCAAGGTGATGTTCAGAAGATGACTGTGAAACAGATTAAAGATACAAACGCGTACAACGCACTTATGAACCCTAAGACAAAACCTATTACCGATGGGGTTATGGTAAACTGTTATATGTTAGACAAGGACATCTTAGATAACGACCCCGACTTAACAGGTGACTATAATGTACCAAGAGCTATTACAACATTCAATAAGAGAATTGAACCTTTAATGGTTGTCTTTAAGGATGAAGTTAGAAATAGTTTAATTGTTAACGACCCTGCGGATAGAGGAATATTCACAACAACTCAATGTGAACTAATCAATGGACACCCGTTAGACGAGGGTTCTCAAGATAGTTTAGAAGAGGTTATGACGTTATCAGACGGTGAATTATCTTATTGGGAAAAAAGAGGTCTTGATTCCAATTACATGTATGAGTTAGCCGAAGAAGGTTGGGAAAAAAAATTAGGATTGCTTCAGACCGTCTGAAGATAGGATATACCAATTACCACCAATAAATCTGAATTCAATACAAGCATACTTATCAGCGACTATTTCATCGTAGTCTTCATCGATTTTACCGATGTCTGGTTTGATTGTAAGTCTTGTCATTGATTTTACAACAACGTGGTCCGTAGTGATAGAATCTAAAGTTATTGTTGATTCGCTAACTCCTCTCACTACAACACAAGATTCTCCTGTTGTACGATATTCTGTTTCTGAAACTACTGAAAGTTCAGATGTTTCGATAACTAACCCACTAATTATTTTTCTTGAGGGTATTGTTTTTACTATTGCCATAAAATTAGATTACATATATTTGACGAGGCATCGCTCTGAACTTCATTTGTTTATTTAAATTCTCCGCAATCAACGCTTCTCTTTCCATAACTTTTTCAGGTCTCATTCTTGTTAACCATCCTTCAGCTCCAGTAAGTTCTTCTATTAGTTTAGTTTTTTCGTCTTTAGCCTCGGTTAATAAACTCTGATAATCCATTGTAATTTCACTATCAGGTGTCTTAAGATTACCACTGTATTTACCTCTAACTCTTGCTAAAGTTTCTTTACAATATGCGGTAAACCATCTTCTAACCCACTGTTGACCAGGAACATTAATATCTGTCCAAGTTAATTCCTCGATAGGAACATCTGTAGGTAGTTTAATAACGTCAGGGTTATTTTTTAAGCAATCGGCTCTACTATCAGGTTCAACATCATAATACCAATACCATACGGCTTTACCAACGTATTGACCATAACTTGACCAATTGAATCTACCACCTGGTGTATTGTATAAGTGAATCATTTTTTTACCATCAGGTAAACCTGTGATTCTATAAGTTAAAGAACCCCCTAAAATTCTATTAAGGATATTCGATTCTTGAGCTCTGATTAAATAATCAAATCCTGACATCATAAAGTAAGAACCTTGATTACCCATTTGAGCGAATCCCGCTTCACTGGCTCCAAGACCAACTCCACCGAAAGGACCTGCAATTCCACCTAATCCAAGATTATATGGACGGTCACTAAACCATAATAGTTCGTTAACCTCTCTGCCCGCAGGAATTTCATATGTTTGGACATTCTTCTCAAGAATAAAATAATCTTTCTTCAAAACCCAAGGACCTTCAGTTTGAAGACCAACAATTTTAGAATACGAATAACTAAACTGTTGTTCAAAATCCATTGTTCTTGTAACCAAAGCTCTTGCAACAGACCTTTCGTTCATATTTAAGTTGACAAGGTTAACCCATTGTGAATCAATTAACCATTGTAGGATATACTCTTCGTAATCCCCAATCGCCAATTCCATTAATGAGTCCATCATTTCATCTTCAAGTTCAACACTTCTTAGTGGTGCACCTAATTGATGTTTGATTCTCGTATATATTCTACTTCTTTCTGGTTCAGGTATTGCTGGCATGTCTATAAATATCTTGATTATTCTATTTCGTGAATCAATGAATTCTCATTAAACACATATTGGTTATGATTCTTAATCGGTTTGTTTTCAAAAATCAAAACTTTATTCGATTTTGTATTTATAAATATCATCCAATCCACATCATAAGGTTTAACATTACCAGTATCTTTAACGGTAATCTTTCCGTTTACATTGCTCGTCGTTGAAAACTGTTTAATCTGAGCTGTGTATTCTTTACCTTCTAAAGTTATTTTCAAATCAACCCCTTCGATAGCATCTTCTTTCTGACCATGCCCACCAATTTTTTCTAAAGTTGCTGAGTCACCAAAATACTTTTCAATTTTAACAAACACATCGTTTTCAGATTTTTGACCTCGGTCCCAAAGTTTCTTAAGGACTTTAATTATGTTAATAAAATCTTGGTTGTTTCTTGTGAATATTTTAGATTTAAAGTGGTCGATGGCTTTAAGTAATCGACTTATCTCTTTTATAGTTCTGTTTTCTTTTTTTGAAAAATCAAATTTCTTTTCAGACTTACCAATATTTTCAATTTGATTATTAACCGATTTGGTTAATAAACAGAATGAGTTGAAGTTTGTGTTAAGGTTATTCAATATTGACCTTCCTTCTTTTGATTCAACACCGTAGAATCCCGACATTTCTTTATTGGTACTGTCTACCCAAAATTGACTGAACACTTCTTTTAAAATGTCAGTTACTCCGTCTTGATAAAGTTTTTTAATTTTTGGATTGTTGATAAGTTCTCTGTAGAATTGAACTTCTTTAGCGTCACAGAATTGAGCCTCTTTGGATTCAGTTAAAAGTTTTTCGAGTTTTATAGATTCCAATAATTTGGTTTCCGTTCTCATCTCGTATAGTTTTGATACGAATTCCCAGTTAACGACTTTCCAAAAGTTTGTAATGTACTCGTCTCTTTTGTTTCTATACTTAAGGTAGTAAGCGTGTTCCCAAAGGTCTAAACCTAAAATTGGAAACCCACCGCCTTCAATAACATTCATTAAAGGATTATCTTGATTTGGTGTCGACATAATCTTTAATGTGTTCTTGGCTGTAAGTACTAACCATACCCAACCTGAACCGAATCTTTCTTTGGCAACAGTATCGAATTGTTTCTTGAAGGCGGTGAAACTTCCAAATTGTTTCGTAATCTTTTCGTATAAAGGGCCCTCTAATTTTTTAGGTTTTGGGGTCAACATGTTCCAAAACAATGCGTGGTTAAATGCTCCACCTGCGTTATTTCTTATTGTTTTATCAAAACGACTTATTGTTTTGATTATTTGTTCTAACTCAACATCCCCGTATTTTTTCTTTGACAACGCGTCGTTTAGTTTGTCGACGTACCCTTTGTAATGTTTGTTGTAGTGAAAGTCCATTGTTTCGGGGTCAATAAACTGTTTCAGGGCTGAGTAAGAATAAGGTAATTTTTCTATACCTATTTTCTTCATTTCTGTAATCAATAACTCTTTCTCTTTGTTTACGTGGTTTTCAAGTATCTGTGTTTCGAGTTGTTGAATTTGTTTTTCTATTTTTTTCATATTTTTGGATTATCCATTTCTTATAAATAATCCACATTTCATTTAACGACGCATTTCCTGAATTCTCTTTAAAATTTCTTCAGCCGCATCGGCAGTGTTTTGATTGTCCCCCATTACTGTGGCAATCACTTGTTTCTTGTTATTTAATATGTCGTAGATAATTCCTTCGATTGTGTTCTCGAATATGGGGTAATAAACTAATACATTGTTTTTTTGACCATATCTGTAAGCTCGGTCTTCTGCTTGGGCGTGGTCTGATGGTAAGAATGATAGGTCGTTCATAATAACCGCTTCAGCCGCAGTTAGTGTTATACCAACACCCGCAGCTTTAATGTTACCAACAAATACTTTTATCTTATCGTTTTCTTGAAAGGAATCCACACTATGTTGTCTCTCAGGTTTGGACATTGACCCATCCACTTTAACTGCCGCTTTACCAAAGTGTTCACATATTTTATTAAGTGAGTCGGTGAAGTTACAGAATATGATTACCTTCTTACCTTGTTCTACAATGTTCTCGGCAAGTTCTATTGTCTGTGAAATTTTTTCATCGGCAATAACTTGACGTATCTTTGTTAATTTGGTGAATTGAACTGTAAGTGATTTTGACTCCTCGGGGTTCTTATCGTACCAATCGTAATACTCACCCATAATTTCTTCATACATCTTAGATTTCAATCTAAGATATACTGGTGTAATAATCTTATCAGGTAAGTCAAGTACGTTCTCTTTAAGTCGTCTTAGAGTAAGTCCTGAAGTTCGGTCTCTTAATTCTTCAAGATTTGATGCTCCCATAACATTCCACACTTTTCTACCACCAACGTTGAATTGGTATCCTTGACAGTATCTGATGGCATAAGCCATCCAGTTCTTGGCAACAGGAGATTCAATTAAACTTAATAGGTTGAAATAATCGATAGGTCGAGAGGTCATCGGAGTACCTGTTAATAACCAAAGTCGGTCCACCTTTTTAACAAGGTCGTTAATTAGTTTTGTTCTTTGGGCTGTAGCATTTTTGATATAGTGTGCCTCGTCAACGACCACCAAATCAAAATTGGCATCAAGAATCTGTGACTCACCTTTCTTTTTTGTATCATGAAAATTTTTAATAATGTCGTAGTTTATAATAACAAAGTCCGCATCCGTACTGAAGTTCTTACCTTCAGCGATATAAACTGTTTTGTCTGAATAATTTTCAATCTCTCTTTTCCAGTTAATTTTTAAAGTTGCTGGACAAATGATTAATACTTTCTTAGAACCTGATTCTAATGCCGCTATAATCGTTGAGGTTGTTTTTCCAAGACCCATATCATCGGCAAGGATAAACTTC